CTTCTTTCGATATTTCGTTTCTCATCAGGTGAAGGCTCGCCATTCGGTAGGGTGATTAACTTAGAAGCACTAAAGCCTGTTTGTGCATTTCCTAACACGTGCCTTGACACCTCGACATCACTCTCAATGTAATTCAAAGCACCCATATAAGAAGGCAGAGCGTAAGTATCTAACCCGGGTCTGTATTCCTTGATATACAAAATTTGCTTACCGACCTTATTGGAAGTATTGTAAGCAGGGATAACCTCGACCTGCTCTTTTCTATCTTCCCAATTACTCTTGTACCAATACTGAGTATTGTCTTTATTTGACCTTAACTTTGTATAGTCGATATGACACAAACTTGCAATCTTGCCACCAATCTGCGACCAGATAACCTCTAAATAAGCACCACCGAACACCTCAATATCTATCGATACCTTACGGGTTAAATCGGTTAAATTCTCGTACTCATTAGGCTTGTTGATAAACAACTCAGCGGCTACATCTTGCTCTTTTGTTGCCCATCCGTTTCCAGTAATGTAATTTACCTTACCACGAACGATTGCGTTATGTTTTGCACTTTTGTTGTATAAAGACAAAAGATAGTTAGGGTAGTCGTTTCTTTCTCCGAACTCAATATACCCTTGACCTTTCTTTTCTCTATACTCTGGCTGCTTTGCCTCTGCAAAGTTTAATATAATTATGTTATCCATCATCGTACTATAAATGTATTGTTTGTTTGATATTTCGTATAGGCAAAAGAGGTCGCATCGTTTAATCTCATTATCCCGGTTTCTATTTTAGAAGTAGCCAATGTAGGGTCGGTGTTTGTCGAAGATGTCTGCTCATAAATCTCGTACTCCCATTCCCCACTATCGTAAGTAGCAAAATAGGTGTTCGTTACAATCGAAAACTCATCATATCTTTCTTTATGTGCCGAGATATTTGCAGCTTGTAATAAAACAAAACTTCTCACAATATTGCTACCACGATGCGTAAACACGAAAAGATAATTAGGAGAGGCTAAGGTCTGCTTCTCCTTCAATGTCAATATGATAGAATTTGTCTGCCCCTTCGTTAAATATATCATACCACTAAATAGAAAAATCAATGAATTTTACAACAAAGAAAAAAGCCACCCCAAAGGGATGGCTCTAATCTACCTACCTATAACGAACTACGAAAGCAATTAGGAAGTTAAACCTGCAATGATTGAGCTGCTAACCTCAGGAGCAAGTTCCTTTTCTCCGCCTGTGAAAGTAAGTGAGTAACCACTTCTATCTCCTTGGGCAGTTCCGGTGGCAGCAGTTCCACCTGTTACATCCAATCCTGTGTAGCGACCTACTAACCAATATTTATCGTTAGCATCTTGCACAACAGCCATCAGAGTATTTTTAGCCAATAACAAGATTTCATTTCTTGTATTAGCTTGGAGTTTGTTCAAAACGACAGTCATCTCTTGGGCATAAAACACAGTTCCGTTCTCAACAGAAGCGGTAATGGTTTCAGTCAAAGCACCTGTATTCTTTACTAACTCATATTTGTAGAATACCTTACCAGCCGACTTCGTGATAGCAGAAACGATACCTGAAGCCTCTGTAACTGAACTCACGTTAGCGTGAGCAATCAGCCATACTGCTTTGATACCGCCTAAGCTTTCCCGACAATCGAGTGTGTATCCTTGTGTTAAAGCACAAGCCATTTTTAATAATTTTTAAGCGTTATTAAAGAGTGGGTAACCCCGAAAGATTACCCACCTTTTTAATTAGATAATGAAAGAAGCAATCTCATCCAAGAAGGCAACATTCACACCCATCTTGAACTCAGATACGAAACGAACTTGGTCAGCCTCTTTGGCATAGAACAACTCGAAACGCTCTTCTTCATTAAGCAGGTCAGTTCCAAGGAACATATTGCTCAAACGGATAGCATAAATCTTGTTAGTACCATTCAGACCGGGAGTAGCTACAACTTTGATTGGAGTACCGGGCAGGAAGAACTCGCTATCGGCCTTACCATCAAAAGCATAGTTGAACATATTAGCGTTCTTCAGAGCGATTGTGTAAGTACGGAAAACGTCTTGACCACACCAGATAGTCATATCATCTTTAGCAACAACGGTAGCAGGGATAGCCTTGTAAAGGGCATCGAAGATGGCAACTACGTTAGCAGTAGTGATTGCAGTAGCAGTACCACCGTAATAAGTAGCGTTGTTGGCTTCAACAGCAGAAGTACCAATCAGGGTAACCAAACCTTGGAACTTATTAAGGTTTACGTTAGCTGAACCAGTAGCACCTTGCCAGATAGCAGTTTCCAACTGAGCAGCGATACGAGCAGCCTTCTTGTCTGTATAGTCAGCAGCGAAAGCGATAGAATCGTAACGGCTTCCCTCAGGCAGAGCCTTCTGGAGATACTTAGCCTCGAGGTCTTTAGGACACAGAGATTCGTTTACTTTAATTTTACCTACGGTTACAGTACGCTGCGTGAAGGTAGTAGAACCTGAGGCATTGAAACCGCAAGAACCACCAGCTTGGAAAATAGCGTCAGTATCCATAATGTTAATGGTTTCGGCAGATTTTACACCGACCATTACGTTACCCTGAGTTTTAATTAACCCAGCGGTTTTGCTTCCGAGTACGGAAGAAGTTACCAACAGAGATTCATTCTCTTTGGTATAGTTTGCTAATGCTGAAACGTCAAAAGCCATTTTACTTAAATTTTAATTTTTGAAAGATTATTTTGCGTAATTTGAAAGAAAGCGAGAGATTTTGTCATTCTTGCTTGGGAAATGCTTTTCGAAAACTTCTTTGGGTTGAGTAGGAGCAACCTGAGGGGTCTTAGTCAATTCGATAACGACATCAGTAAGTTCTTGAATAGCTTGTGAGAACTTAGCAGATTGGTCAGCCATCATAACCTTTGCCTCATCCTTTTTCTTACCATAGTCAGCAAGTTGGGCTTCCATTTCGGCAACCTTCTTTTTCAAGAGTTCAACTTCTGTTTCTGGCTCTTCAACTGGACCCTCGGGGCTTTCAATTTCAACGATTGTGGCATTCTCATCCAAAGTAATTACCGTGCCATCAGCGAGCTTATGCTCTCCGGCAGGAGCAGGAAGTTCATTACCAGCTTCGTCAACAATAGAAACCTTACCGCCAAGTTCAAGTCTGTCAATCATTACTTTAACACCTCCCTCGAGTACATACTCGGCGAAAGTGGCAGCAACTACCTCGGGCTGAGCCTCGGCAAACATTGCTTTGATTTTCAATAGTGCTTCTTGTGGAGACATAAAATTTATTGATAAATAGTTAAATACATTTCTGGTTACCATATAGACAAAAAAGGGGAGTGTAGAAACCCCCCCCGAACTTAACCAAACTATGAAAAACCTAATCTATTTGCTTCAGAATTGAAATAATATCTTCCATCATCTTCTCTTCTTTGCTCATCGGTTTGGAATAGTTAAAGATACCCTCAACCGAAAAACCTCTAATCTTGCCATCCTTAACCATATTCCAGACATCATCGTTTTCAACCTTGAAAGAGCCAAACCACGAACCATCATTTACATCCTCAAACCCCTTCATTGGTTTAACCCCTCTTTTCTCATCCACTATCCAACTCTCAAACATCGTTACACCATCCATCACTTGACCGCTATCGTGCATCAAATTTACGTTATTTTGGTAACCTTTCTTAAAATATTTTTGAGCAATTTTTTTAATAGTGTCTTTACTAAATACAACATAGTACTCTCCGTTTCCATCGTTTCTATAAATAGGGGTGTCAGCTAACATCAACGCACCTGTAATTATCCTTTCCTCTTCATCTTGGATAGCAAATGATTGTCTTTCGATTTGGTTTAACTTACTCTCTGCCCAACTTAAAGCACTTGCACCACCCCAAGCATCGTACATTAATTGACCGCAGCCATCCCCATAACCCTTTGAGGTCTGAGCAGCGTCTTTATGCCTTGAAAGAAATGAGTACATTCTCTTAATCGTTTCAACGCTAATAGGTTCACCTTTAGCTAATTGATTTGCTCTTTGCTTTCCGACAGGTGTACCACAATCCCCCCATCCGTTTTCTTCAGCCCAATCCAGAGCGTTTTGAGCATTGTTCTTTACGGCATCCGGATAATCAGAGTAACTATCTTGAAACGCTAAGAATGACTTTTCAATTGCAGGTCTATCAACCAAGGCAACAAAATCAACCTCAACATTGCTATCTAAATCTTCGCTAATATCTAAGCGGTATATCGGTAATTCTTTTTCCATAACACTAAATAGAGTTTTATCCTAATCTTGCTGCTCTGTTAATTCTCCTTATCCTTTCCTGAGAACTACTTACATCACTTTCAACGACATACGCTCTGCTGGTTGCGTTTCCTAATTGTTGTATTGCCTGAGCATTTAGTAAAGTAGATTGAACCTGTGGGGTAGGAGCCGGAGCAATCGGGGCTGATACATTTGAAGTAGAAATATTAGGACTACCGACCGCACCATTTGTTTTTGTTCCGATAATTGATTTTACATTCTTAAAACCTGTTGCCAAAGCCGAAACCATCGTGGCAATCTTAACCCCCAAAGAAACAGGAGCAACACCGGGAACAGGAGCAGCAAATACCTGAGATGCTGCCTTATAGGTGTTGATAGTCGCTTCAGCAATCGCAAACGCTTTACCGGCAGCGGTTGTCTGACCTAATATCTGAGCGATATTTCCGGCTGCGGTTGCGTAATTACCCAACTCTTGGTTTAACGCATTCATACGAAGGTTCTTTTTTAATCCCTCGTATTGTTCCTCTAAAGCTAACTCTGCCTCTTTGTTTCCTTTAATAATATTGAACTTTTTTTGAAATTCGTTATCAAGATTAGCGAGTTCAATCTCTGTTTGAGAAAATAACAACTCTCTTAAAACATCGTTTCGCTCTTCTGAATTTTCTTGTAGCTTTTTAATGTTATCTAAATTCCTATCAATGCTACCTTGAACTAAAGTATCTCTTTTCTCAATGAATATCTTTTCGTTCTCTAATTCTTTATCTTGTTTTTCTTTCTTTTTTTGAATATCGGCATCTCGTAAACTATTTGCAAAATCAGTACTCCTTTGTAGGTTTCTTCTTCTTAACTCCTCTAATTGATTTTGATATTCAATTTCCGCTTGTGCATCCTTTTCGGCTCTGGCTCTTGCATCATCCGATGCTTTCTTATTGGCATTTTCCTTGTCTTTGTTAACTCGGATTGTATTATCTAAAGAATCAACTTGCGACTTAAATTCTATATTTTTAATTTCCTCAGTAGATTGTTCAACCTGCTTTTTTAAGTTAGTATAATACTCATCATCTTTACCAGCTTGTTCAATTTGTTGTTCAGTTAAATCAACATTAAACTCTTTTGCAGTCGCAACGATAGTTGCCCTATAATCAGCAAATTGCTTTTGTAGTTTCTTTTGGTTTTCTTTGGCTGCCTGTAATTCAAGGTTGTTATAGTTTGTGTTAATTTTGTAAATTTCATCTGCACTTTCATTGGCAATCTCGGCTTGTTTTAATGCCAATGTCCTTGCCTGAGATAAGTTCTTTTGTTGTTGTTCGTATAATCTATTTTGTTCTTCTAATGCATTATTTAATCTGTCTTGTGCTTCTTTTGCCCTATCAGTTCCAGATGTCCAACTTGTTATTTTATCTACTACTAAACCTATCCCAATTGCTAAAGCACCGATACCTGTTGCAATAATAACTCCTTTCAAAACCTTGAAGGCCGTACCCGTTCCAGTTACCGCAACACCAAAAGCCTTTTGAACTTGTGTAGCAATAACAGTTACAGCGTTATTTGCCTTCTGGAATATGGTGCTATTTTTAATAACCGCACCCAACTGCTTGAAAGAATCAATACCTTCTCCGATAGATTGCAACCCCTGAGAGATTGCCATAGCCGATTGAACCTTCAATAAAGTTTCTTGTACCTTATCGCTTTCTACACCTACCAATCCTAAAGCACCTTGCACCGCACCGAAGCCACCTGCAACGGCTGATAATGAAGATGTGAACGCTCTAAACTTAGCATCCGGATTGAACGCATCGGTTAAGGCTTTGGCATCCCCAATAGCATCTTTTAATTCCGCTGCCTTTTGTGCTGCTTGTACCGCCTCTTTCGATGTCGCACCGAATTTGGCTGATAACTCAGTAACATCTTTTTGTGCTTCCCTTAATTGTTGTTTAAGCGAGCCTACTGATTTTATCGCATCGCCACCTTCAACCTGTATTTTTATGCCTATTGTTTCCTGTGCCATTGTTAATAATTTAATTCAATCACTTTAAGAAATTCGCATTTCGTAGAATCAGGAACAGTAGGGTTAAAATCAATGACTTTATTCAATCTCCACAAAGCACCATCGATATATATTAGCTTTGCAAAATCTAACGAATAAATATCACTTGTTGTTAGATACATATTACAAGTTAACAGTTTGGAATCTTTATCAACTATCTCATTGATATATTCACTCCAAAACGCATTAAATAGGTTTGCACTCGGGTAGTCAACCGCTATACTAAAATATAACTCGTTAGGAACTCCAAAGTTAATATCCGCTAAAGGAGTGTTCGGGTTATCTAAATGCCCTGCATAACCATAAGAGTTAAGATGAGCCCCTAAGTTTCCGTGAGGGTGTTCATTGTTCTTTATATGCCAGTTAGGAACTCCTGTTATCTTTCTAACTTGCATTATTCTGATTGAGTGTTCGGTCCTATCCTCTGATGGGTTATTCTGAGTGTTTGTCTTATTGAAAATCGTTGGGAATATTTTTGCCTCTCCGGTATATCCAACTAAGGGAGTTGCAGCAAATATCAATTCCAAACTTTGCTTGTCATTAGCAAACTCAAACCCGGTATCTTCTAAATAATCCGCATACCCAATACTGTAACGCTTGAAATAGTCATTGTTGTAAAAATCTCCATCCTGCTTGTACTTGTATTCAAAATACCTTCCATTCAATTCGCTCATTGGTTTAAGTTTGAATGGCTTATTTCTATCTACCTTATAACTCCAATCCAGATTACTGATGGATGGGTCATCTAATAATAACAGATAAGTATCATCAATCTTTAACTCTTCTTCTAAGTCATTTATTTGTAGGAAGTTTGCACCGTGTTGATAATAATCAATCCAAGGCACTATATTAAGATGCTTTTCTTTTGTGGCATCTTCTACTACGTACAAATTGAACATTTTAATTATCGAAGCAAAGAAATCCTTTTGAAATATACCCCTTGGAATACTTGTCGCATTTATATCGATAGTATCGTTCAATACATAATCCACAAACGTAAGCGAAGATGACTTAATCCTAAATAACCCTTGTCCTACTTGTACTGTTAACAGAAAGTTTGTAGCAATATCTTGCCTAAAGCGAAAACTGACAACATCGTTAGTATTCAACGTGATGTTACCGCTTACAGATATTTCCTCCACGATTGGGGTAGCACTTGAAGAACTCTCCCAAGAAAATGTATCGATAATACTTCCATTGACTAATACGTCAAAATGGAAAGGTATAGAACTATTCTTTTGCCAAGACAATCTAATATCACATTCAAAATTACCTGTGAAATTTGAGCCTGTGTATGTAAATTGAGTAAACTGAGCATTCGGAGTATAGTTCTGAGTTATCTCAGATATACTCATCGGGATTAGCTTAGTTGTTCCATCTGCTTGGGTAAAGGAATAACTATCGTTTCTTCTTTGGAAGTTATAGACCTTTTGCGTTCCGAAATTCTTTTGATTATTTGGAATTATCAATCGCTTAAAAAAATCACTATCAAAAAAGTATGATGTGTAAGTATATCCTGCATTCGTTATTATCTTATGCATATACTCCCTAACAAACAAAGCAGGCCTAAAAGCACCTATTCTCCAATCTCGCTTGCTATTCTCTGAATACTGACCATAATCAATTAGGGGATAATAATACCCATATCCGGATGCAGTTGTTCCTGATGCCTGCTCCCAAGAATTGACAATGTTATCCCTTGTCCATTGGTGGTTATATTGCGAGAAATCTAATTCCTCAATCTTCTTATTTCCAACGGCTGAAATAAACCCTCCCAATTCGCCAAATACCGCACACTCATACTCTATGCTTCCTCTATCGATTGTAATCTCGAGTAATCGTAAGATACCCTTAAATATCTGTATCTTATCTACATAAATAACACAACTTGCTGCTTTGGATGCGTTGAAGTTGTAACCCACATTATCTGCTGAAGGGTTATAGAAGTTGGCATTGTTAAAGTCGAATATATGCCCGAATAGTTTGTTGTTAACTGCATTTCCTGGTAAGGTTATAGTTTTAGAAAAGTTTGTATTCCTTGATGAGAAATCTTGTATATCATCAATAGCATAGGTGTATTCAGTCGATAAATCTTGACTAAGGTCTAACCTATAATCTTCTAAATATATCTCAGTATTTATCATCTAAACTGTGAATTTATTTGCAATCCTAAATCGATGTCTAATTCTAAGTTAAATGTCTTATCGGCAAATCGCTTCTTCTCTGTCCAATTCGTTGTCGTGATGTTTATCGGCATAAACTGATTGTTCCTTTCTAAGTACACCTCAGGAGAAGAAATCATTTCTTTAAGCCAGTTGTAATCGGTAAAGTTTACCCAATCGCTTGTTAGCTTATAGGTTACTTTTTGTTGCGTAGAGAAGGGGATTGTGCCACCATAAAGACGCCCGTAAGCATCGACCATATCCATTGCCGTAGTCGCTGATTCATACTCATATTGTAATCTTTGAAATGACTTTTTCTCTATTGCTCTTGTTTGTCTATTGACTAAGCTAAAGTGAAAGGTCTCATATCCACCCACCGAGTTCAAGAAATGCAAAGGGATAACATCGTATTGCGTGCAAGACAAAGTAACCCTCATTGTATCTACTTGAACTCCGGCAATCTTTGCTCTAACATCGTAATACTTTGTGTTCGCATCGATAATTGTTGAGCCAATATAAGCGTTCAATGCCCTTGGGGAAATATCCAATAAAGCAAAATCTTTCCAAGAACTTGTTGCCCCGGTATAGGTCGTAGATGTAGAGCCATTAAATACAACTACATCTAAAGATAGATTTTTTGATGTATTCTCTGCATCACTAAGAAACGAGGTAAATAAAGTATTGCTTGTCAGTAAAGAATAAGGGAATTGAACCTGTGCCTTATCTCTGTTTGTTAAATAGAACCCTGCATAGTTTGTATCGTATGCCGTAGGAGTTAATATCAGATTAGAACTTGTATTGTATAGGTAATCTTGAACATAGTTGTAAGCAAACTTACTTTGCTCCTCTAAGTTCGTGTAGGTTACACCGTTATACTCTTCGCCAAACTTAACCTCATATTCAATATAGATATCTGAGCCTGTATAAGATACCGCAGTAAAGGGAGAGATACTCGGCTTAAAATATGAGTTCCAATAGTTTCTAACTATCGGTGCTGCATTGAAGATACCCTTTGATGATACCGGCTGAGGGAATTGTTTTATCCTTGCCACTAAATTGCCAGCGATATAAATATCAAACACATACTTAAAGTTAGTTTGTGATGTATTAGTAGAACTAACCACGAACCACAAAGGAGCGTGCATTGTACTGTAATTACCGGGGAAACTATTGATTGTTATTGCCATTTTGCCTAATTAAAATTCTTACATCTTGTCCTATAATCTTGCTTACTGCAGTTGTAAAGTCGTTTCCAAAAAAGCTATCTACCGCACTATCAAAGAAGCCTGTCTTTTTTAATCCCTTCTTTTTTATC